TACTTTGTATGAAACAGACGCAACAACTCCTGCTTCAACAGATGATGATTATTTAATACGCAGAAGATTAATTAACATTTCTATTAATCGTTGGGAAAATAATATGGGTACACTATGGAATGAGCTATGGACTAATACCACACTTAATTCGACTGGTGCAGTTTTAACATTAAGTACAACTACAACCACCTATGCAGCACCAGATGCTTTTGTTTTTGCTGGTGGTTTTGTAAGGATAACAGATGGAACAGATACACTATCTACAATAGCTGTAATTAAACCTGAAGAAGCACAAATAAATACAAATCGCTTAGTTGCTTATTTTACGGGCAATCCTAAAACAGGGTATGACTTAAACTTAACTCAAGAGCCTGGTGATTCATTAAATGGTAAAACTTTAGAATATGATTATTATAAACGTGCTGAAGCAATAAGTGATACTACTGATGTTGCAGAAATGGCAGACCCTTACTACATAGTTTATGCAGTAGTATCTGAACTTCATAAAGGTGATAACAACATAACTCTATATCAATCTGCACTACAAGAAGCAGAAGAAAGATTGCGACAAATGGTAGTTAAAAATACATTATATGAAAACTATCAAGACTACGGATTGCAAGACCAGCAATTTATTAACACGGGTGCAAGATTTGGGGCTTAGATGGCACGTGATATCAAAATCTCTACAAGTGGCAATTTACCAGAAACTCGAATCAACATTAGTACATTTCGAAAGGGTTTGGTTACTTTAACCGATGAATCGTTACTACCATTTGATGCAGCAAAAGAATCTAAAAACTTGTTTCAAACGATGGATGGGCGTTGGACTCCACGTTGGGGCAGTGATTATTACGGTGCTACTACTTCAGCTACTTTGTATGGTGCTGCAATATTTACTACATCTAACAAAGTTAATTACTTAGTTGTAGCATCTGGTACTGCAATTAAATTTTCAACTAACAATGGTGCTACTTGGACTACTTGTACAGGAGCATCTATAACTGCTGGTAACAAAGTATATTTTCAACAAATAGGCACCTATCTTTATATAGCCAATGGTGTAGACAATTTAATACGTTTTGATGGTACTTCGGTATTATTGCCTTTTGCTTCAATAAGTTCTCCATCAGCACCAACTGCCACAAAAACTGGATTAGGTGCTACAACTTATACTGCTTCATATAAAATAACAGCAGTAAATGGTGTTGGTGAAACTGCAGCATCTACTGCTGGAACTGCAACTGTTTCTAAAACTAGAGACAATTGGACTACGGGAACTGATTTTATAACTTTGACTTGGACTAAAGTAACAGGAGCTACTGCTTATAATATTTATTATAATGATGATACCAATGGTGGAACACAACATTACTACATAGGTTCAGTATTGCAACCAGCTGGAGCCACAGCTTCTTTTACTGACAATGGTGAAGATAATCAACCAACAAATACTTATGTTAGTGCACCTGCTGGAGATACTACAACTGGTCCAAAATTTGCCCAAATGGAATTATCGGGTAATAGATTATGGGCTACCCTAGACCCCAACAATGCATTTAGGGTTTATTGGAGTGGTGCTGGTTCAGATATAGGTTCGTTTTCTGAATTTACTGGTGGTGGATATATCGATTTAGAAAAAGGCGGTAGAGAACGTCCCACTGCAGTAGTACATTATCGTGATGGTAAGGGTGGGGCATTTGCTACTGTATTTACTTCAGACAATGAAGGTAAAGGTTCTACTTGGCAAATATCATTAGATACTGTAACTGTTGGTAATGTATCATTTGCAGTTCCTACAGCCATTAAAATAGTAGGTTCAATAGGTTCTAATGCTCCATTGTCAGTAGTTAAAGTCAGAAATGATATTCAATTCTTTAATAGAAGTGGTTGGTATTCACTACGGTCCAAAGCACAAATGTTAAATTTACTTTCAACTGATGAGATTAGTGGAAATATTCGTCCTGACATTGAAGGTATGACAGGCACTGCAATCAATAATGTTTGTGCCTATTTTTACAAAGCTAAGGTGTTTTGTTCAATGCCTTATGGTAACAGCACTAATAATACAATCTATGTAAATGATACAGAGAGACTTAATTGGTCTGGGCCTTGGACACTTGGTGTAGAAAGATTTTTTGAATATACTGATAGCTCAGGAAACAACCATTTATTAGCAGTTCCCGTTGATGGACAAAGATTAATAGAAATATCTGATGCTATTGAAGGTGATTTGGGAGTGGCATTTGAAACTAAATATGTATCAGGACTGTATCCAGTAGATGCAGATAGAAATGCTTTTGCAAAAATACGTTATGTTTATTTTGAATTTAACAATCCTGTAGGAGATATTAATATTACTGTTCTTGGTACAGAAAAGAAAAAAGGATACTCAAATCTTAAATCAGTTACAATATCAGATACGGTATCAAATGCTGGTTATGATACTCAAGCATTTTCTAGTTCACCATTTTCCGATACATCAATAACTCCTACTACATTTGCTCAAGCTTCAGTTAAAAAAAGAATTAGAGTAAATAAACTGCTTAATAACATACAGTTTGTTATTACTACTAACTCAACAGCTAGTCATTACACATTATTAAATATTCAGGCTAAGGGGTTCATTATTCCAACAGGCGACCCACAACGCTGGAAGAGTTTAACTTAGGAGTATTATGGCAGCAGCAAACACAGACAAGTTTAAAAAAGCTAAAAGGAGATTCTCAACTACTATAGATGTTGGCGGAGTAGGCAGTGGTGCCACTTCAATTCCACTAACTTCAACTACAGGGCTTGATACAGATACTGCTATAACTTTAGTATTAGACCCTGGTTTAACTACAGAAGAAGTAATAACTGGTGTTGTGTCTGGAAACAATATTATTAACTCGGTTAGAGGAAAAGAAGGCACAACTGCACAAGCACATACTGCTGGAGCTGCAGTAGCAATGTATTTTACCGAAACACATTGGGATGATTTAATTGATGGCGTGCTTGCAGAGCATAATCAAAATGGTACTCACGGTGTTGTAACAGCAACAAGCGTAGCAGCTACCTCAAGCGTTACAGTTGGTGGAACATCAGTTGTTACGCCTGCTGGTGCAATAATACAGTATGCAGGCTCTAGTGCACCTACAGGGTGGTTGTTAGCCGATGGTAGTGCAGTATCAAGAACTACTTATGCAACATTATTTACTGCAATAAGTACAACATATGGTGTTGGTGATGGTTCAACTACATTTAATGTTCCAAATTTAAAAGGTAAAATTCCCGTAGGTAGAGACTCGGCAGATGTTTCATTTGATGTACTAGGTGAAACAGGTGGTGCAAAAACAGTTTCTTTAGCTCATACTCACACAACCGATACTCAAGGTTCTCACTCTCACGGTGGAGCAGTTGATAGGGCTATTTATCAAGCTGGACAGTCATCTAATATTGTAAACACAGCTTCATCAGATACACCACCAAGTCACAATCACGCTATTAGTGCAGACGGTTCACACTCCCACACAACTGTTAGTGCATTAAGTGCAACACAATCAGTATTGCAACCTTATGTTGTATTAAATTATATAATTAAAGTATAGGAGTAGTAATGGCAGCATCTAACACAGACAAATTCAAAAAAGCCAGGAGAAGATTTTCTACAACTGTTTCTGCAGGTGGATTTGCTCAAGGAGCAACTACACTGCCATTAGTATCTACAAGTGGACTAGATACCGATACAGCCATTACTTTAGTGCTTGACCCAGGTAATGCCAATGAAGAAGTAATTACAGGAGTAGTTTCAGGAACTGATATTATAAATTGCGTTAGAGCTAAAGAAGGAACTACTGATACTACTCATTCTTCTGCTTCTGTAGTAAGTATGTATTTTACTGAAACTCACTGGGATGATATGGTAAATGGTATTTTAACTCAACATAGTCAAGATGGTACACACGGAGCTGTTACTGCTACTTCTGTATCTATTAGTGGTGTATCTGTAATGAATCCAACTGGCACGGTATTAACTTTCGCTGGTAGTTCTGCTCCAACTGGATATTTAATATGTGACGGTACTGCAATATCTCGCACAACTTATGCAGATTTGTTTGCAATAGTTAGTACAACTTATGGAGTTGGAAATGGAACTACTACATTTAATTTGCCAGATATGAAAGGTCGCATACCTGTAGGTAAAAATACTGGAACATTTGCAACACTAGGTGGTACTGGTGGTGCTGAAACACATACTCTTTTAACCGCAGAGATGCCTTCTCATACTCATTCAAATAGTTTATCAAGGCAGTTACAAGGTGTTGATGATAGTAATTACACTTCACAAACATCTCGTGGTGATGCAGGTACACCAGATACATTAACGTGGACAAGTGGTGCAACAGGTGGCGGTGGGTCACACAATAACCTTCAGCCTTATTTAGTAATGAATTATATAATTAAAACCTAGGAGATATTATGGCAGCTGCAAACACAGATAAATTTAAAAAAGCAAAAAGAAAGTTTAGTACAACCATAGGAGTAGGTGGCTTTGCCGCAGCTGCTACTACATTGCCATTGACTACTACTTCTGGGTTAGATACAGATACTGCAATTACATTAGTATTGGAGCCAGGTACAATCAATGAAGAAGTTATTACAGGTGTGGTCAGTGCAAGTAACATTATAAATTGTGTTCGTGGTAAAGAAGGCACAACTGATTCAACCCACAATGCAGGTGCAACTGTATCTATGTACTTTACGGAAACACATTGGGATGATGCTATGACTGGCGTATTAGTGGGTCATAACCAAGACGGTACACACGCAACAGATTCAATTATAACTTCAAACATCACCAACTTAGCAGTTACCACAGCAAAAATAGTTGACGCAGCCGTAACACCAGAAAAGCTATTAGCTGGCACGGGTACTTCGTGGGCTTGGCAAACCTATACGCCAACCTTTGCAAATACAACTCTAGGTAATGGAACTGTAACTGGTAAATATATTAGAATTGGCAAGTTTGTGCAGTTTTACGCATCATTTAAGTTAGGCACAACCAGTGCTGTTTCATCTAATGTAACTGTTACATTACCAGTAACTGCCTCTGCAACAGCTTTTGATACTGGAAGTGGCTCGGTAAGAATTGGCATTTCTAGCTTTGAAGATAATGGAGTAACATCTTGTGAAGGACTTACTTTAATTCTTGCTGCAACAGCCTCTGCAACTATTGCTACACCCATTGTTATAGGTACTGGCTCAACTTATGCACAAAGTTCTTCTATTACATCGACAATTCCACATACTTGGGGAAACCTAGATGTAATAAGGGTATCTGGCACTTACGAGGCAACATAATATGACTGCACCTAAAAAAGAAAACTACGAACTGGTACTTTACCGTCTTGACCAAATAGACAAGAAGCTCGACAATGTAACTAAGAACTATGTTACCAAAGACGAGTTTGAAGACTTCAAGCAAATGGTATCGGTTGAATTGAAAAAGAAAAGCCTGATGAATGTAGTCAATCCAATTATAGCCAGTGTACTAACTGCAACCGTAACTTACCTGCTAATAGCATT